AAACTATTGAATATTTTAAGAAAGTGGGTGAAAGAAATGAAAGTAGAATGCATTGAATATCTAAGTGAACTAGCACTCCTTTTGCTTAGAAAGGATATAAAAGTAAAATTTATAACTAGAGGATCAGATTGTCATTATGTGTTTTATAAAGAAAAATTACTACCAAAAATCATAAAAACTATTTTGCATAAAAAATAAGACTTAAAGCCTTATAAAATAAAAGAAAAATAGATATAAATATAGTGCAATATAATAATATACATATCTTGCATTAAATAAATAGAGAGAAGGGAGGTATATATTAGTTGATATTATGACTAAAGAAAATCTAAAAGAAAAGAAAAAAGAGTTTATAGAAATGTTAAAATTAGAAGAATTGGCTCAAAAAACTCTAGTAAGCTATGAAAATGCAATTGATAAATTCATTGATTTTGTAGATAATGATTTTACTTTAAGTAAGAGTCTAATGATTGATTGGAAACATAGTCTAATTGAAAAATATTCAATAAAAAGCAGAAATCAATATATAGTTGTCATTAATAAGTTTTTAAAGTTTCTTGGTTATGGTGATTCTGAAAATAAAGATAAAGATTATAGGATAAAACAATTTAAAGAGCAGTCAAAATCAGTCTTGGAAGAACAGATTGAAATACAAGAACATAAAAGAATGCTTAGATGGGCTAAAAAAATGAATATGATGGATATGTATTATATTATTCAAATATTTGCTCATGTAGGTGCCAGAATAGAAGAACTAAAATATTTTACTGTTGAAAATCTAGATAGTAATTATATAAAAGGGGCTTATAACAAAGGCAAAGAAAGAGTCCTTATAATGACTAACGAATTAAAGAGGGATCTTAAGCACTACTGTAAGGATCATAAAATAAAGAGTGGCTATATCTTTATTAGTCCTGTAAATGAAAATCAAATGTTAAATAATTCTACTATTTGGAGGAGACTAAAAAAAATAGCAAGAAGTGCAAAAATCAATCCTAAAAAAATCCATCCACATGCTTGGAGACATCTCTTTGCTAAACAATGTAAAGAAAATGGAATTGATTTAGATGAATTAGCGGATATTTTAGGTCATAAAGATATAAATACAACAGCAATATATACTAAAACCTCAATGAAAGAAAAGAAAAATAAATTAGAAAGGATTAGATATTAGATGAGTAATGGAGTCTTAATTACATTAATTATATGTACTACAATATTAATATTAGCTTGGATTGGCAGCAAAAATAAATAGGAAGATGGAGGCTTAAGATGAATTATAAGAAATATTTTGTTACATATTATAATTACAAACAAGCCAAAACAAAATTACAGAATATCCAAAATGAAATAGCAGATATCATAAGTTCAATGTTATCTACAACTTCTCAAATGAGGGAGGTTGTTAATAGTAATAAGTCAAGTAATGATAAGATGATGGAATTAACAACTAGAAAAATAGAGTTAGATTCAAAAGAAGAATTAGCAAAAGAATTATTAGGAGTATATAATAGACAAATGCTAGATGCAGAAAAAGAATTAAAAGATAGTAAAGAGACTAAAGATATTATTTATTATAAATACTTTATACAACATATTAAAGTTAAAGAAATATCAAAAGATATAGCATTTGCAAGAGAATATACTTACGATTTATTAAAACAAATTAAGAGTGATATAGCAAAACTTGAACAGGAACTTATTAAAAAAAATAAAAAAAAGTAAAGTTCTTACAAAATCTTACAAAATCTTACAAAACTTGTGTTACAATGGTATCATGGAAGTATTCCAAAGGGACAGTAGAAAATAACTATTGTCTTTTTTAATTGTTAGGGAGATGGTGATCATGTTAAAGACTTGTAGTCACTGTGGTATAGTGCCACAAGATCATATATGTCCTTATAGAAAGTATAAAAATAAAGATAATAGTGATGCAGCGGATAGATTCAGAAGAAGTACACGATGGACAAATAAGAGTATTGAGATAAGAGAAAGAGATAAATACTTATGTCAGGTTTGTATAAACAAGTTATACAATACGATTAATGTTTATAACTATAATAAGTTAGAGGTACATCACATCGTACCAATTAACGAAGATTATAACAAACGATTAGACAATGATAATCTTATCACTCTATGTAACTATCATCATAAGATGGCTGATTCAGGAGCTATACCTAGAGAGATATTAAGCGATATAGTCTTAGGTATCCCCCCTACCATTGAAGAGTAATTTCTTTTTAAAGGTAAAAGACCCCACCTATCCACTCTGTTCACACAAAATATAATTTCTCGTATGTTTTTTTGGAAAGGAGTGTTGGAAATGAGTTTGGATGAGCAAGCAAGTGAGATATTGAAGATTGCTGAACAACATGGAGTAGAGCAAAACTTTTTATTCTTAACTACATTCAAAAGATATCAAGTTCAACTTAAGATTCTTAGTGATTTAAAAGAAAAGATAAATGAGAGTGGAGCATTGGTAACAAAAGAATATGTTAAAGGAAGAAAGAACTTATATACGAATCCAGCAATCAGTGAATTTAATAAAACTTCGACTGCTGCTAATCAGACAGTTGCAATTCTAATTAAAATTATTAAATCATTGAGAACTGATGAGGGTGAAGAAGAGAATGAGGACGAGTTGTTAAAGGCATTAGGAATTAGATAATGGACAATAAAGCATACAAATATGCTAAATGGTGTCTTCGTTCGAAGTATGTACCTAAATATGTTAAAAAGCAATGTAAAGAGTTTATTAAAATTGCAAATGGTAAAGATAAGAAATATTATCTTAATGAAGAGAAAGTAAAACAAATAGAAAATATATTAAAATTGTTAATAATGCCAAAAGGATTAAAAGCGGGTACACCATTATATGAGTGTGCTTGTAATTATCAATGGCTTTTTTATATTTCTATTCTAGCGGTGGTTAGAAGAGATAACCCAGAAAAAAGAAAGTATGAGACAGCAATTTTAGAAATAGCAAGAAAAAACTTTAAGACCTATACTATAGCGACACTGTTTATCTTGCTTTTTTTAATGGAACCAAAGTTTAGTAAGTTTTATTCTGTTGCTCCAGATGGTGCTTTATCTAGAGAAGTTAAAAATGCAATCGAAGAAACATTAAAATCAAGTCCTATGCTCTATCTTCATAAAGATACTCCGAGATTTAAGATTTTAAGAGATTCGATAGAATTTCTTTTAAAGGGAAGTAAATATTTTCCTTTAAATTATTCAAATTCTCGTATGGATGGTAAACTTCCAAATGTTTTCTTGGCAGATGAGGTTGGAGCATTACCAAATTCTTATGCAATCGAAGCAATGAGATCTGGACAATTAAACATATTAAATAAATTAGGTTGTATTATTTCAACTAAATATCCGACCGCTGATAATCCACTTGAAGATGAGATTTCTTATTCAAAAAGAGTTTTAGATAAACTTGAAAAAGATGAAACTATATTTGCATTGTTATATGAGCCTGATAATCCAAAAAATTGGACTGATGATGATATTATTCTTAAGCAAGCAAACCCTGTAGCATTGGAGATTCCAGAAATATGGCAAGATCTATTGAAAAAAAGGGCTAGAGCAATAGCAATAGAAAATTCAAGAGAAAATTTTCTTACTAAACATTGTAATATTATTTATCAAGGTCAGGGAACTGAATCTTATGTTGATATCAATGATGTCTTACAATGCAAAGTATCTCATATAGATTGGTCTGGTAGAGAAGTTTATTTAGGTGTTGACCTTTCAATGTCAAATGATAATTGTTCTGTTGGAATGGTTGCTGAAGATGATGGAAAAATACTAGCCGATGCAATTGCATTTATTCCAGAAGGAAGAATTGATGAGAAAACACAATTTGAAAAAATAAATTATAGAAGTTTTATAGAATCATTAAAATGTATTGCATGTGGAAATAAGACTGTTGATTATGCTGTTATAGAGGATTTTGTTTTTCATATAGAACAAAAATATAATGTTAAGATAAAGGCTCTTGGCTATGATAGATATAATGCAATGTCTTCTGCACAAAAATGGGAAAGTGGAGATGGCGGTAAATATGATGGAATAAATTGTGTACAGATTCGACAACATTCCGATACTTTGCATTCTCCAACAAAGTTACTATTTGAAAAAATATCTAATAGAGAGTTTCAATATGAAGATAATAAGTTGCTTGAAATTAATTTTCAAAATGCAAGATGTACTTTTGATACAAATATGAATCGATATGTAACAAAGAAAAAATCTAGAGGAAAAGTAGATATGGTAGTCTCATTAATCAATGCTTGTTATCTACTTGAGCAAGATGTTATCTTTGAAGATGGATTCATAGTGCAAACTTTCTAGGAAGGAGGTGATAGTAAATGAAGATTTTTAATTTATTTTCAAAAAATAAAAGAGATGAAACAGAAGCTACTGCTGAATCTTTAGAAGACCCACTATTGAATGTTATTTTAAAAGATACTATAGTTGATAGAGATGTTGCATTGTCTATTCCAGTAATAAGTAGTTCAGTTAATTTGATTTGTGACACATTTGCAATGATACCTTTTAAACTATATAAGACTGTTAAAAATAAAGACAAACTCAAAGCAGAAGAAGTTTATGATGATCCTAGAGTTCGTATTATCAACGATGATACAAAAGATAAACTTGATGGATTTCAAATGAAAAGGGCAATGTGTGAAGATTACTTATTAGGTAAGGGTGGCTATGCATACATTAAAAAAATAAAGAATCAATTTTCTGGTTTGTTTTATGTAGAAGATAAAGAAGTTACAATTAATAAAAATTATGATCCAATATATAAGTCTTACAAGATATTAATAAAAGGCGAGGAATATGATGATTATAACTTTATCAAACTTTTGAGAAATACCAAAGATGGTGCTAGTGGAAGAGGTTTGGTTAATGAAATATCTACAGCAATAAAAACTGCTCGTCAAAGATTATTGTATGAATATGATTTGATTCTTACTGGTGGCTCTCGTAAAGGTTTTCTAAAATCTCCAAAACATCTCGATGAGAAATCATTAAAGGCATTAAAAAAGGCTTGGGAAGATTATTATTTAGGAAATGCTAATACAGTTGTATTAAACGATGGATTAGAGTTTGATGAAGCAAGTAATACTTCTAAAGAAAATGAATTAAATGAAAAAAATATAACTTTTATCAGCGAAATAAAAGATATATTTCACATATCTAGTGATTATAACAATTTTATAAAGAGTGCTATAATGCCTATTGCTACTGCATTTACCACTGCCTTAAATAGAGATTTTTTACTCGAAAAAGAGAAAGAATCTTTTTATTTTGCTCCTGATTTCAATGAATTGTTAAAAGGATTAATGAAAGAAAGATTTGAGGCTTATAAAATCGCTATAGAAACAGGATTTAAGACAAGAAATGAGATTCGTTATATGGAAGATGATGATGCTTTACCAGGATTAGATATGGTTAATTTAGGACTTGGTGATGTTTTATTAAATCCAGAAACTGGTGAGATTTATGTTCCTAATACGAACAAGTTAATTAAAATGGGCGAGTCTGGAACTGTTGATAAAAATATAAATATTGATAATTCACCTGATACTGATAAAAATGTTAATTCAAATATAAATGGTGAAGGAGGTGATATAAATGCACATAGAAATTAGAGAAGATTCTGTTGTCATTAATGGATATGTTAATGCGGTTGAAAGATACTCAAAGCCTATTAGGGAATCTTTACATGGAAAAGTAAGAACTTTCATTGAAAGAATTAGATCCGGAGTATTTAAAAGTGCATTGCAGAGAAACGATGATGTAAAAGTACTTTTAAATCATGATGAAAATAGAGAATTGGCTACAACAAAAGATGGAACTGCAATTCTCGAGGAAGATAACATAGGGCTTAGAGCAGAAGTGACTATTACTGATAAAGATGTAATAGAAAAGGCTAAAAACAATAAATTAGTTGGTTGGAGTTTTGGATTTTACGCTAATTCTGATGAGTTGGGTAAAGATGGTAATAGTGAAACAAGAACAGTTACTAGTTTAGATTTGTTAGAAGTATCTATATTAGATGATACAAAGTCGCCTGCTTATTATGGTACAAGCATAGAAGCAAGAAGTGAAAATGAAAAGGTCATTGAATATAGAGCATCTACTATTGCGGAAATCGAAGAAGAAGCAAGAAAAAAACATAAGGCTGTTGATAAAAAAGAAGATAACAACTGGGATGAAATTACCAAAGAACATGAATTAATCAACATTGAAAAAGAAGAAAAGAAAATAAAATTGGTTGCAGAAATGATTGCAGATATCATTCTTGAGAAATTAAAAGAAGGTGCTGATGAAAAAAAGACAATACCTGAAAATTCAGCCGCAGAAGGACAAGGCAATAGAGCCTTTGATTATTCTTCTTATGAAGATAGATTAAGAAGATTAAAAAAAATCTAAACATTTGTGTTAAGAAAAAAAGAAGGAGGAGATAAAACATGAATAAAAAAGGTTTAGAAGAAAAAAGAAATGATTTAAGACAAGAAATGACAGATATTTTAAATAATTCAAAAAAAGAAAATCGCGTAATGTCAGAAGAAGAAGTTGCAAGATTTGATGAAATTGAAAAGGAAATTAATTCAATAGATGCAACTCTAGAAAGGGAAAATAAAATTGAAAAGATGGAAGAAAAGTCAGAAAAGACAGAGGATGAATCTGAACTAACTGCTGCTGAAAAAAGAATGTATACTTCAGTAGAAGAAAGAAATGATTATAATGCTTTTGCAGAGTATATTAGAAGTCAAACTCTAAAAACAAATAGGGCAGATGCAAGTAATCTAACTAAAACTGATAATGGTGCTGTTATTCCTAAAACAATTGTTGATAAAATAATTGAAAAAGTAGAAGAAATTTCACCTGTTTATAGACTTGCTACTCATTATGATATTCCAGGAACAGTAAATATACCTACAGAAGATACTTCTACTGATAGTGTTACTGTTGGTTATGCTACAGAGTTTACTGATTTAACATCACATAGTAATAAGTTTGGTACTATTGAGTTAACAGGCTTCTTATATGGTGCATTAACAAAAATCAGTAGATCATTATTAAAAAACAGTAACTTCAAATTAACAAACTGGGTAATTAATAAAATGGCAAAGAAAATTGCTAAGTTTATTGAAGGCGAGTTATTAAATGGAACTACATCTAAAGTAAGCGGTGTTGTAGGATCTTATGACTCTACTAATATGAAAAAGGTTTTAGCAAGCAAATCTGCTATTACTGCTGATGAGTTAATTGAAACTCAAGATTTAGTAATTGATTCTTATCAAGCTGATTCTATTTGGATTATGAATAGAGCAACAAGAACTGCTATTAAAAAATTAAAAGATAGTAATAATAACTATTTACTAAATAGAGATCTTTCATCTAAATATGGATATACTCTTTTAGGAAAAGATGTTTATGTTTCTGATAATGTTTCTAAATTAGGTACAGCATCTGCTAATGTTATTTTCTATGGTGATTTTAGTGGACTAGCAGTAAAAGAAAGTGAAAAAACAGAAATTCAAATTCTAGATCAGTTATTTGCAGCACAACATGCAATTGGTATAGTTGCTTGGGGTGAAATAGATGCTAAAGTAGAAGATAAGCAAAAAATTGCTGTCGTTACAGCAGCAGCATCTTAATTTAGGAGGTCTTAATAATGAAATATGAAGCTATTGAAAGTTTTAGCGGAATTATTTCTATGGCAAAGGGTGAAATTAGGGATATTCCTAATGAAGCCCTAGCCAAAGACTTAACGAAGGCTAAACTAATAAAAAAATATACACCAACTGATGAAAAAAAATTAAAAGATGAGTTGGAATCTGCTAATTCACTTATAAATGAGTTAACTGAAGAAAATAAAATGCTAAAAGAGCAAATAGAGGAATTATCTACTATTAACAAAGAAAGTGAAAAAACAGATGATACACTAGTATCAGATGAAGAAGTAGAAAAAAAGGTATCAGAAGATGAAAAAACAGATGATACACTAGTATCAGATGAAGAAGCAGAAAAAAAGTTATCAGAAGATGAAAAAATAGATGATACATCAACTGATAATAAGAAAAATAAAAAATAACCTCATAAAGGAGGGAAAAATGTGAAAAAAGTTAGTGATATAACTTATCAAGATATTGCAAACTATATCAGAATTGATGTAACTAATGATGGGTTATTACAAGAAGAATTAAATACATATTTATATATTGCTAAAGACTTTATATCTAATTATACAGGAATACCTATAAAAACTAAAGAAACAAATAGTGAATCATTGGATGATTATGCAGATTTTATTATCGTTGTATATATTCTTTGTCAAGATATGTACGATAATAGAACTATGTATGTTGATAGTAAGAATGTAAATAGAGTTGTAGAAACAATTCTAAATATGCATAGGAGAAATCTTTTATGAGTTCAATTGTTAAAAATCCAGGAGAATATAATAAAAAAATCAAAATCATTAGTATAAAAGATTCAGAAGACAATGCAGGATTCAAAATACCCGAAGAAGTAATTGTTTTGGAGCCTTTTGCTAAGGTTAAAACTACAAAAGGTTATACACTTATCTCAAATAATACTGATTTTGAGAAAGCCTATACCAATTTTACGATTAGATATCCAAAAGTTGAAATAACAAGAGATATGAATATCATATACAACAATAAAAAGTATTCAATAGAGTATTTGAATAATGTAGATGAAGAAAATATCGAATTGGAAATTCAGGCAAAGGTTGTGAACAAGTAATGGCAATTTTTAATGAAGAATTACCTAATAATCTTATTAAACAATTTAAAAGTTTAGAGGATAATGCGGAAAAAATGATTGGTGAAATGACACAAGAAGGTGCTAATGTTGCTTATAAGAATATTGTTAGCAATATGAAAAAAGCTTTTAAGACAACAAAATCTTTAGAAAAAGGTTTGAAAATAACACGAGTATATAAGACACCAAAAGATGGTGGAATAAATACACATGTTGGCTTTTATGGATATGATGGTATAAAAACAAAAAAGTATCCAAAAGGAAAACCTATTCCATTAAAGGCAATGGCTCGTGAATATGGAACTCCAACTGAAGAAAAAAAGCCCTTCTTGAGAAAGTCTTTTAAAAAGAAAGAAATTGAAATGGCAATGACAAAAGTTCAAGAGAAATATATAGGTGATAACTAATGAATGAAGAAGTAAAATCAATTTTAGGTAATGAAATAATTGTTGATAAAGTAAAAATACCTGTAGAACATTTAAAGTATAAAGGAAACAAAAAAACTTTTATAACTTGGAAATTGCTAGATGAAACTCCTGAACTTTGTGCTAATGATGATGATTTATGTAGTGTATGTCCCTTAGATATAGATATATATAGCGATAAAAATTATTTAAATATTCTAAAAAAAATAAAACAAATGATGAAAGAAAACGACTGGGTTTGGAGTGGTGATAGTTCAGAGATGTTAGATGATGATACTGGACTATATCATAAAACCTGTTCATTTGAGAAAGAGAGGATGATAGAAAATGGCTAGAGTCGGTTTTAAGATAGCAAAATATAATTTACATGATAAGGAAGCAGGTAAACTTAAAGCATTAACTGGTAATAGTGTACCTGTATTTGAAAAAGTGATAGACGAAAAATTTAGTCCAAATTATGCGAATGCAGAATTATATGCAAATGATGGTTTAGCAGAACATGATGATTCATTTATTGATGGAGCATTAAACATTACTATAGCAGATGATGAAGATAAATTCGTTGCAACAATATTTGGTCAAACTATAACTACTGAAGGTGAAGTAACATCAAATGAAAATGATATTGCACCAGAATTAAGTTATGGTCACATAGTTCCTAAAATGTATAATGGCTCAAAGAAATATAAAGTTGAATTTTTTCCTAGAGTAAGATTTACAAAAATAACTAGTGATAATAAAACAAAAGGTCAAAGTATTGAATTTAATACTTCTTCACTTGAGGGAAAAGTAATGAGACTTGAGAAAGCCTTTAATGGTTTAAAAGAAGGAGACTGGGAAAAACATCAAACATTTGATACATTTTCTGCTGCAACTACTTATTTAGATGGTTTATTATCACCATCAGCATAGGAGGGAAAAATGATTCATGTAAAAGTAATTAGTATGTTTAAAGATAAAGATACTAAAGAATTGTATAAAGTTGATAAAGAATTAACTGTATCTAAGGATAGATATAAAGAAATAAAAGATTATGTTAAAGTAATCGATAATAACAAAAAAGAAAATCAAAATAAGGCAGAAGATTAATATCAATTTTCTGCCTTTATTTTTTTAGGAGGAATATAAAATGAAAGATAAAATGGTTCACTTCGTAACTGAAAATAGATCTTATCCATTGTGTTTTAATTTGAATGTTATGGAAGAAATACAAGATCAATATGGTTCTATATCTGCCTGGGGAGAAAAAGTGTCTAGCAACAAATCAGAGCCAAATATAAAAGATTTGAAAAATGGTCTTATGATCATGATTAATGAAGGAATTGAAATTGAAAATGAAATAGAAGGAAACAATACTCCATTACTTAATTCAAAGCAAGTAGGAAGAATAATTTCAGAAATTGGTTTTGATGAAATACTAAAAAAAGTTATGGAAACTGCTAAGAATTCAACTAATACTGGTGAAAACCAAAAAAACATGTAATCCACGAGAACTATGATGATGAGATAGATTTCTCGTGGTTTTATTTTGTAGGTCATACCTTACTACTTTACTCTGATAAAGAAATAGGTAGAATGACATTTTATAAATTTTTTAAATTATACAAACAATATAAAAATCATTACGATTTTAAATTAAGTAAAACAACTTATCGTGAATTGGAAGAAATAAACAGTCATGATGGTGAATTTTTACCTGATTAGAAGGGAGGTAAAAACAAATGGCAAAAGGAAGTTCTTTTGGAGGAACAGTCAAACTTAATGGTGAAGATGAATACAAAAAGGCTTTAAGAGATATTACTAGCAATTTAAAATTAGTCTCAAGTGAGTTAAAACTAACAAACACTGAATTTTCAAATGGAGACAAAAATATAAAGCAAGCAAAAACTTCTTATGATTCTATGAAGAATACATTACAATCACAAAAAGATAAAGTCAAAGAGTTAAAAGAAGCTCTTAGCAAAATGGAAAAAGAATATGGTAGCAATAATGAAACAGTTAGACTATTTAAAACACAACTAAATAATGCAGAAAATCAATTAAAGCAAATGGAAGATGCCACCGATAAAAGCAATAAAGAACTCAAAGAAATGAAAAAAGGTTTTGAAGATGCAGGAGATGGAGCATTAAAATTTAGCGATGTACTTAAAGCAAATGTTTTGGGTGATGTAATTGTTGGAGGACTAAAAAAAATTGGTAGTGCAACATTAGAAATTGGAAAAGCTTTTTTAGATGTTGGTAAACAAGCATTAGATAGTTATGCTAATTATGAACAGTTAGTAGGTGGTGTAGAGACACTATTTAAAGATAGTGCAAATATTGTTGAGGACTATGCCAATAATGCATATAAAAATGCTGGTTTATCCGCAAATGATTACATGGAGACAGTAACATCGTTTTCGGCGAGTTTATTACAGAGTTTAAATAATGATACTGCCAAAAGTGCGGAGGTTGCAGATATGGCAATTACTGATATGTCTGATAATGCCAATAAAATGGGGACAGATATGTCTATGATACAAAATGCTTATCAAGGGTTCGCAAAACAAAACTATACAATGTTAGATAACTTGAAATTAGGTTATGGTGGAACAAAATCAGAAATGGAAAGGTTGTTAGCAGATGCTGAAAAAATAAGTGGTATAAAATATGATATTTCAAGTTTTGCTGACATAACACAAGCAATACATGTAATGCAAGAGGAAATGGGAATAACAGGAACAACTGCAAAAGAAGCAGGAACCACTATAGAAGGATCAGTAAAATCGATGAAAAGTGCTTGGCAAAATCTTTTAACAGATCTTGCAAATGGTGGTAAAAACATGGGTTCGCTAATTGAAAATCTTATGACCACGATATTTGGTGATGGAACAGAGACTAATTTGGGTGTATTTGGGAATGTTTTACCAGTAATTCAAAATATAGTATCAAGTTTTGCTGATGTTATTCCAAATATTGTAGATAAATTAATGGAGCATTTGCCATATTTATTAGATGCTGCATCAGAAATAATAATGTCGTTGGTTTATGGAATTACAGAAAATATTCCTGCATTAATGCCTGTAATAAGTGATTTAGTTGGAAATATTTTACAATATATCATCGAAAGTTTACCGATTATTATTAATTCTGGTGTTCAAATAATATTAGCATTAGTACAGGGTATATCTGAAAGTTTACCAACTTTGATACCCGCACTTGTTGATGCGGTGCTTTTAATAGTTGATACTTTAATTAATAACATCGATATGCTTGTTGATGCTGCACTTATATTAATTATATCTTTGGCACAAGGATTAATTGATGCTTTACCTAAATTAGTTGAAAGAATACCAGAAATAATTGATAAATTAGTTGTTACACTAACTAATCCTCAAATGATGGAAAAAATTATAACAACAGCAGGATTATTAATAGGAGCTTTAGCAAGAGGACTTATAAAAGCAATTCCTCAGTTGATAAGTAGTGTTCCAAAACTACTTTCATCAATAGTACAAGGATTGAAAAATGGTTTTGTTATGATGGCTGAATCTGGAAAAAATCTAGTACAAGGCTTATGGGCTGGTCTTACTAATAATCTTGATTGGATCAAAAATAAAATTAAAGGTTGGGTTGGAAATGTTACTGGTTTTATAAAAAAATTATTTGGTATTAATTCACCATCTAGATTGTTTAGAGATGAAATAGGAACAAATCTAGCACTTGGAATTGGCGAGGGATTTAGTGACACAATGGATGATGTAACACAAGAAATGGTTAATGCAATTCCTACAGAATTTGATACAACAATAAATTCAAAAATTGGTAGCAATAGTTATCAAAATGTTGCAAGTTCAAGTTCATTTGATAATATGGTAGTTGCTTTTAAAACTGCTTTAAAAGATGTCAAAGTTATAATGGATGAAAAAGAAATGGGAACATTTGTTACAAATGCTGTGGAAGAGGTGGTATATTCATGAGTAATAGTATAATTTTTAAAGGTATTAGTAGTAATACTATATCTGGATTATTAATTAGTGAATTACCACCTATTACTAAGCCTAAAATGAGAATAAAAGAAACAATTATCGATGGTGTTGATGGTTCTTTATTAGAAGATTTGGGATATGAATCATATTCTAAAAAACTAAATATAGGTTTAACACGAAATTTTGATATAGATAAAATTATTGAATATTTTAATGGCGAAGGAAATGTAACATTTAGTAATGAATCTGATAAATACTATAAAGCAAAAATAGTTGATTCTATTGATTTTAATAGATTGATAAGATTTAGAAAGGCTGATGTTAATTTTATAGTTCAACCATATAAATATAAAATAAATGAATCTAAAGTAGATGTAACTATAGCTAATCAAAGTGAAATAAAAGTTACAAATGTAGGCTTGGAGGTATCCAAACCTATTATTACTTTATATGGTAGTGGTGAATTACATTTTTATTTAAATACAGTAGAAATTTTTAAATATACTTTTGATACAGATGGACAAGTAGTTATCAATAGTGAAAAGGAAGATGCTTATTTAAATGGTGTATTAAAAAATAGACAAATGTTAGGCGAATTTCCACTTTTAAAAAGTGGTGAAAATACAATTACTTGGACTGGAACATTAACAAGAATAATAATTGATCCAAAAAGTAGGTGGTTATAATGATAAGGGTATATGATTCTAGTGAAAAATTATTTAATAATAATGGAATTAAAATATTACATCCTTTATCTGCGATTGTTTTTAAGGAGGACAATGGTGATTATTATATTGAAGTAGAAGATTCTATTGAAAAAGTTGATTATTATCAAGCAAGTATGATAATCAATTGTCCTACACCTTTTCCAGAGGGAAATCAATCTTTTAGAATAGTAAAAATTGAAAAAACTAATACAAGAATAAAAGTTAAGGCTAATCATGTTTATTTTGATACTGATAATTACATGATCGACGATAAATATATAGTCGATAAAGATTGTAATTATGCACTAAATTATCTTAACAAAAATTGTGATGTTGAAACACCATTTACAACTAATTCAGATGTTACTAGTACTAATTCTTATAGATGTGTTAGGAAACTATTAAGTGAAGCAATTACTACATTGATTGATCGATGGGGAGGTCATTTAGTAAGAGATAATTTCAATATAAGTATAAAACAAAATATTGGTGTTGACAGAGGAGTGGTTGTAAAATACAGAAAAAATATTACTAGTATAAAGGCAGAAGAAGTATGGGACAATGTTGTCACAAAAATTATGCCAGTTGGTAAAAATGGTCTATTACTTCCAGAAAAATATTTAGAAGTTAAAGATAAATTGTATGATATTCCTTTTTCAAAAATTGTAAAAATAGATCAAGATCTAGAACAAGAAAAAAATGAATCTGATGAAGATTTTACAGAAAGATTGATTGTAAATTTAAGATTAAAAGCCAAAAGTTATTTAGAAGAAAATAAGTATCCGAAGGTAAATTATAATTTATCTGCTAACTTGGACAATATAACTGATGTAGGAGATATAATCTATGTTGACCATCCTAAATTAAATATAAAAATGACAACAAATGTCATTTCGGTAAAGTGGGATGTAATTAGTAAGAAATACAAAAATATCGAATTTGGTAATTTCAGAAACAAATTAAAAGACTTATTAAAAAATATGAATACTATCGCCAATGAAATTTCCAAAGATAATTCAAACGAAACAAAATCATTTTTAGAAAAAGAACTTATAGATGCCACTAATAAAATATGGGGTACTTTAGGAAATTCCTTTGTAATTTATGAGGGCGATAAAATATTAATTGTAGATAAATTACCAAAAGAAAAAGCAAAAAATGTTATTTTAATGAATAATGGTGGTATTGGTTTCAGCAATACTGGTATCAATGGTACATTTGCAACTGCTTGGACTATTGATGGTGGATTTAATGCTAACTTTATTACTTCTGGAAAAATAGATACTTCATTAATTGAAGGATATGATAATTTGACTTTGTCAGTAAATAAATTAGTTGATGTCACTAGAACTTTAACTGCTAATAATTATATCGAGATTACTGATGCTGCCAAAGGAAGTATTATTTCTTTTTCTATAAAAGGTGATCTATCATTATTCTTTTTATCAAATCAAACTTTTTTGGGAAGTAATACATTTTTTAAGAGTTCTAATTTAGTGGTAGAAGATATAAATGGTAATAAGAATAAAATTAAGACAAATATAGGCAAATTAAATACTTTAAATGGTGTTTATGATGAGTTTGTGACTGATGATACAGGCTCTTATATAATTAGGCGAATTGGAGTTAATAATGATTTATCTTTATATACTTTAGATAATGAAGTTATAGAGGATTTATTGTTAGTAAATATTGAATTAAATGAAGGCTACAATAAAATCTATATGGAATCTTTTTCTAATCTGATTTATACTATAACTTATGCCAAAAAAAATGATTATACTGATATATTTACCAGAAGAGTAGAAATGAATGCTTTAATTAATGTTAATAATGAAAATATAGATTTAAAATTGGAAAAGAAAACAGATAAAGATAAAATTATTGCACAAATAAATATGAGTACAGAAAAAAATGAAGATGGTTCGTTAATTCAAATAGAAAGTGATAGATTAAATCTAAAGAATAAAAAGTTTAACTTATTATCTGATCAGATTGAAATAGAAAGTCCTAATTTTTCAGTAACAAAAGAAGGTAATATAGCATCAAAGAGTGGGGAGATTGGCGGATTCGTAATAGATGAAAATAAACTTTATGGAATCCATAAAAAAAATGTAATTCCTTTTACAGAAGATGATGTAACAAAAATAAGAAATTATTTGATGGGAAATATTACATTGACTGATGAAGAAATAGAATATTTAGATTATGATAAGGATGGTAAGGTAACATCTCGGGATTATATATTAATAAATAATTTAGTTAAAAACTCTAATAATGAATATACAATAGAATTTAATAGCAAATATATAGATAAACTTTTGAATGTACAAGATGAAAATGGTCAAATTATTTCTCGTATAGGAACAGAAGGTGCAATATTTAATAGTTTAAAGACAAACGGTGATTTTTATTTTGCAAATCAAAATAATAGTAATTATCGTTTCTTTTCTTCTTGTAATGATACTGCCGATTTTGTTTCATTGCAATTTGATGCGGCAAAAACGGGAGCTTTTCAAATATATTCAGTTGATGAAAATAGTGTATCATTAAAAACAAGTTTATATCAGAATGGTACCATAGATTGCGTTTTACTAAATCAAACATCTTTAGAAAGTAGTAAGAAAAATTTTGAAAAGTTCACAAATGCAATTGAAGAAATAATGGCAACTGATATTTATCAATATAATTTAAAATCAGAATCTGATGATCATAAAAAGCATTTAGGATTTGTTATTGGTGATAAGTATAATTACTCACATTTAATTACTTCAGTAGATAAGGATGGAAAAGAAATAGGTGTTGACAATTATTCAATGACAGCATTATGCTTACAGGCTATTAAAGAGCAACAACTTATTATTGAAAAATTAGAATCAAAAATAAAAGAAATGGAGGTAAAAAAATGGAAACAATAGTAAAGAAAGAGTTTAAAGATCTACCTGATGAGACAACACCATTTGAATCTGAATGGATTAATGGTTTTCAAGATAAAATTATAGCGAATTTCAGTGAAATTTCTGAATCTTTAACGTCAATAAACACAACTTTGCAAGCAATTAATACTAAACTAGATAAAACATTAACCTATACTATTGTAACAGATAGTAATTCTTCAAATTAAAAAAAAGAAAGGATGATATAAAATGAAAAAAATTAACAACAAGTTTACGAGGGGGGGGGTTGCATTATTTAGCAATTCTTCCAAAAGAAAGGAGGGAAGTATTTAATTTAGAAAATACTTCTACTTCTTTCTATTCAACGATAGGTGGCTATTATGAATAGGGCTGTTCAATTATATGATAAAGATGGGAATGCTGTCTATCCTAGACCATATTATAGAATTGGCGACTTTTTAGAAAGCACTAATCCGAATAATCCAGGTGATGATGGCTATGTTGGAACTTGGGAACTTTATGGTAAAGGTAGAGTAACTGTGTGTATAGATCCGAACGATACTTATTTCAATACTATAGGTAAAATGGTTGGAGAAAAAGAACACACATTAACTGTTGATGAAATGCCTAGTCATAATCACAGTATAAAATGTGCTGAGAATGACACAGGTTTTGGTGGTAATTATTTAACTGCTGGTAAAAAGGGTAATTATACTACTTCTGAAAATCCTATCAATAATACTGGAGAAGGAAATGCACATAATAATATTCCCCCATCAATAGTTGTTTATCGTTGGAGAAGAATAGCATAATAAATAAATAATGCTATTTATATGAATAAACAAAAAATAGATTTAGAAAATAATAAAATATTAAGAAGTGACAATATTTGCCACAAAAATCAATCATTAAAAGATTATTTAGATAAGGGAACTGTATATTCTAACGAAGAACAAAAAATTGGTAAGTGGATAGATAATAAACCTATTTATCAAAAAGTAGTTCAATTTGAAATTGGTGACAATAGCAATAAATTTGTTCCTTACAATATTTCTAATGTTGATAATATATGGATAGATGAAAGTGCTTCATATATAATGGGCGATTCAGAGACATTACCAATCAATTGGTACTATGCAACTTCGGATTGGTGTAGAGTTTGGGCTAACAAAAATAGTGGTGAAATTAGATTTAGATCTCCAAGTACACTTGGAGCAAGAAATTGTTATGTTTGTTTAAGATATACAAAGACAACAGACTAAATCAAGTCGTTTGTAAGAAGTAGAAAAAATAGATTAAATACAAAAATAATGCAAAACAAAACAATAGTTAATTTAGATAATAATTTAATATTAGGTGCAGATAATATGGAAAAAAATATTATTACATTAACATTGTCTGCGGATCAAAGTATTAAAAATTCAGATGAAACAATAGTTGCCTTTAATAAATATTCTAAAAAAGGTTTAAAACTTGAATTTGATAGTTCTAATCATTCTATAAAAATTGGTGATGATATTTCAAGAATAAAAATAAATATGAATGCTTTTGCAAAGAATGCAACAACAGATTGGCTTTGGTTTAAGATTTTTAAAAATGGCGTAAAAACTGATTTTACAAGTATGGTTGGAAGAATAGGTGCTTGGAGTTCTACAAGTATTAGTCCATGTATTTTAGATGTTGAAAAAGGTGATTACATACAATTAATAGTTCAATATGGAACTGCTAATCCCGAACATTATATAAGATATGATGGTACTAATTTGACAGTAGAAGCAGTTTAGAAAGGAATAATATGGAAAAAGAAGAATTAGAAAGATTAGTAGAGACAGAGCAGAGAAGTAAATCTAATACAAAAAGATTAGATAAGTTGGAATTGAAAGTTGATGATATTCATAATCTTGCTTTATCTGTTCAGGCAATAGCTACAGAGATGAAAGCAATGCGAGAAGATATGACAAATATAGACAATCGAGTATTGGCAATTGAGGCTAAGCCTAGCAAGAAATTAGATTCTGTTTGGGGAATCGTAGTATCGGCTTTAATAGGTGGCATTATAGCATTTATATTTGTAAAATTAGGAATGAAGTAGGAGGTGATTTAGATGGATATTACAACAATTATGACTTTAGTAACAATTTTGGTTACTTATGTGTGTGGTTTAATTGCTAAAAAGCATCCTAAATTTAACAATAAATTAATACCAGTGCAAAACTTATTAATAGGTATAATAGTAGCAATTATCAATTACATAATGACCAAAGATTTTAATGCTTCGATTATGGTAGCAGGTTTGCTTACTGGTGGAGCATATGATCTTGGAAAAAATATAAATGATTTGTTAAAGAAAGAAGGTAATTAGTATGGAAGAAATTAAAATTACAGAAGAAATGGAATTGGAATTAAGTAATGGTAAGGGAGATGAAGTAGATGAGTAAGTCAAGTCTAACACAAAAAGTAGTACCTGCTGATGAAGGTAACTATACTAAAGGGAGAAGCGGTAGAAACATTGAGGCAATAACCATTCATCATATGGCTGGAAGATTAACTGCAGAACAGTGTGGAAGAATATTTCAAAAAAAAGGCAGATATGGTAGTTCTCACTATGGTGTAGGTTATGATGGCAGTATTGCTAATTATGTTGATGAAGAAGATACCGCTTGGACAAACTCTAATTGGGATAGCAATTGTAAATCAATAACTATCGAAATATCAGACAATGATAATTCATGGTATGTTAACGACATCACTCTAAATGCTGTTATTAAATTGGTTGCAGATATTGCTAAGAGAAGAGGACTAAGAACATTAGTACCAGGGAAGAACTTAACTTGGCATTCAATGTTTACCTCTACAGATTGTCCAGGTGACTACTTAAGAAGTAAAATGCAGTATATTGCAGATGAAGCAAATAAGATTAATAATGAAAGTACATCAAATGAAGTCAATGTTTATTATATGGCTAGAACTAAAAAGCATGGCTGGTTAAAAGAAGTTAAAAATCTAGAGGATTATGCTGGTTACGAGAATAGTCCTATAACTGGTCTTGCCATTAAAGTAGATAAAGGCTCTGTTAGATATAGAGTACACATAAAAGAAATTAAAGATAATAATGGAAATATAATAGTTAAAGGAAGATGGCTTCCTTATGTTACTGATTATAACATAAAAGATAAGATAAATGGCTATGCTGGTAATGGCAATATAATCGATTGTGTAGAAGTTTACTATTATACTCCTAAAAATATTAGACCATACAAAAAAGCTAAATATAAAGTAAATAATTATCCTTATCAATATGATAATGAAAAAACCAAAGGGCAAGATGGTTATGCTGGTGTATATGGAGTAACTGCTACAAAATTTCAGATTATTATAGAATAAAATAAAAGAGGAATTTGACTAATGGTCTTTTTCCTCTTTTTTTAATTTTCCTCTTTTTAGATAATCGAATGCTATTCTAACAAAATCAGATCCAGATAAATTGTGCTTTTTGAGCTCTCTATCAAGATTTTCTTTTTCTTCTTTTTTTAACTCTACTTTGAATTGTTTATAATTTTCTTTTTTCCAATCTTTGATGTATTCTTTTTGATTAAAATCACTCATTTTATCCCTCCTAATATTATTTTACTACATTTAGTACTAAAAATCAAGAAAAAGTATTGACATATAGTACTAAATGTGATATAATTAATATGTAAGATAAAGAAAGAATCTTACAGAAAGGAGAAGTAATGAACAATATAAAGAAAAAGCCAATTCGTAATTTAACTTTAGCTGAGTGTTACGAATTAGCAAATCAAGGCTATATCTTTATTAAATATAAAAATATAGTTATTGTAGGAAAGGAGTAAAATCCTTTTCCTACTAAAATTATATAATAGTTCGTTACAAATGTCAAATGAAAAAGATAATTAAAGGGGTAAAATTGGTTATAGCAATTTATAAAAATTCAAGTGATAAATATGTTCCTATTTATGATGGTGAATATGTTGTTGATTTTGGAAAGGTGGCTCAATAATATGGAAAGTAGGGTTACTAGATATTCCAGAAAAAACAAATTAAAAAGAAAAATGCAAAAATTATTTAAGAATATTTTGAAGAATATGATCTATTTAATAGTCGGAATATTTTCTGCAATGTATTTTGGATTGAAAGCATTTAATAAATTGATTGAGAAACTATTTAATAAATTACCTAGAATAATGAAAGTAGCAATAATCTATTTATTTATTAATCATTAATGTAGGATTAGACATTTATAGCATGTTCAAAAAAAACGACAAAGAAATACAAATATCTTTGAATGATATAAAATTCTCTTCTATACCTACATATATTCCACCAGTTGAAGAAAAAGAAGAAGTATGTCCATTTGATAGTGTTTCTTGTAAAATATCATATAAAGGAAAAGAAATAGGTTTAAGCGAGGAGCAAATACTAATATCAATTGCTATTTCTAAGCATGAAACTGGAAACTATACATCTTATGCTTTTAAAGAACTTAATAATGTTGGTGGTATGATGTGCAATAGTGGTTTAAGATCATATGCTTCACTAGATGATGGAATAGAAGCTTATCTAAATAATTTAAAGTATAATTACTTTGATATAGGATTAGATACTTTAGAAAAAATTCAGCCTAAATATTGTCCAATAGGTGCTGCTAACGATCCAACAGGATTAAACAAATATTGGTTAAGTGGTACTAAAAAGAAATATAATGAATTAATAGGAAAATAGATTAATTTTTACATCTTATTTACATCTTAAAAAAATATAAAACAATATTATTAAATATCTATTTTAACCTCATTTTATTATAAAATATAAGGTAATATTATAAAATATGATTAAATAATCTATATCTTTATTTTCTCATCACCTGCTCCATTTGAATACAACTTACGAACCTATTATGGTGTCGTAAGTTTTTTAATGTCTAAAATCTAACTCACCGTTAGCTTGGAAGACATATATAAATGTTCTCTTTCTAGGAAGGAGGACATTTTTTAATGCTTAATTTTAAAACAATAGAAACATTAAAACCTAACTCAACTATTATTGATATTATTAAATGCTATGACTATAAAACAAAAAATGGTAAAGTTAAAATTCTTGAGAACACAAATTTAAAGTTTATTGAACCTACTGAATATTTAATATTATCTCCTACAGTACTTACTATTTATGAATACAAAGTTAATGAAATATCTAATAAACAATTTTATGTAAAAGAACATAATGAAAAATATACATTGCATGAAATATGTAAAGTTTTAAAGAAATTATAATTTTACACTTAACTTTTTACTTAAAAAGTGCCAAACAAGTGAGAGGATAACTTCTCTCAAATATAAAAGAAAGGAGATGATTTTGTGAGATGTGGAGTTTATGTTAGAGTTTCAACTGATGATCAAAAAGATAATGGATATTCTATTGATTCACAACTTAGAATGATTAAAGAATATTGTGAAAAGAAAAAATATGACATTATTGATGTTTATAATGATGCCGGTCATTCAGGAAAAGATTTAATGAGACCAGAAATGCAAAGATTATTAAAAGACATTAAATCAAAGAAAATTGATAAATTAGTTGCTATTAAAGTAGATAGACTTACAAGAAGTAATTATGATGGCTTTTGGCTACTTAATTATTTAGAAGAACATGATGTTAAATTAGAACTAATACTTGAACCATTTGATGTAAGTACTGCTAATGGTGAAATGATTTATGGAATGAATTTAGTATTTGGTCAAAGAGAAAGAAAAGAAATTGGAGCAAGAACAAAAAGAGCAATGGAAGAAATGGCAATGGAACATATTCACCCTAGTAAAGCACCTTATGGATATACAAGAAACAAAGAAACAGGTCATTTAGAAATTGAACCTATTGAAGCCGAAGTTGTTAAAGAAATATTTGAACTATGTAAAGAAAGACATTCAACAAGAAATATTGCTATTATTATGAAAGATAATAATGCATATCTAAAACAAGGCAAATGGAAAGCAGATAGAGTTTATAAAATATTAACTAATTCTATTTATATTGGAATATTTGAGTATGGCAAATATAAAAGAAAACCCGAAGATATACTAAAAGTTGAAAACTATTGTGAACCAATTATTGATTTAAAGACTTGGAATATTACTAGAAAGAATTTAGAGAAGAATAAACACCCTAATTATGGAGAACATATACATTTATTTACTTCTTTAATTAAATGCCCTGAATGTGGTAATATTTTATCTTCTACTATTTCTTATAAATATAGTGGAACACCAAATAAAAAAGAATACTACCATTTAACTTGTAAAAATGTTAATTGTAAAGTAAAAGGACTTCATTATAGTTCTGATAAAATCGAAAAGAAATTAGGAAGAGTTTTAAATGAACTAACTAGATATATGTATGATATGAATAATGAAATAATTGTATCAAATTCAACTAAATCAAAAGACATAAGTGATATTGATAAAGCAATAGAAAAACTAAAAATTCAAGAAAAGAAGTTAGTAGATTTATACCTATCATCAAACTTAAATGTAGATGCTATCAACCATAAAAACGAAGTTATCAAAAAAGAAATTGAGAAATTAAATAAGAAAAAGCAATTACTAGATCCTAATGATGACTTCAAAGAATATACAGTGGAACTACTTAAAAAACTTGATTACAAAAAAGAAGAAGATTATTTGTTATTTAATAAACTTGGCTTTTCCTTTATGTGGGATAGCTTAAATCGTAAAGCAAAAAGAGATATATTAAATAAACTTGTATCACAAATAGAAATTACAAGAGATAAAAACTACAACATTGAAATCAAAAATATTAAGTTTACTGATGAATTTATATCTAGAAGTTGTAAAGAATATTTAGAATACTTAAATGACATCCTAAAAAATAATAATATTGGTATTAAATATCAAGAGTTAATAACTACTGATGAACTTAATGATTATTCTAAAAACTACTATGTATTATCACTTCAAAAGTTAGAAAAGAATGAATATTCAAATGATGAAAGAAAGATATTACTTACACTTGCTTCAGAACATTTTTACTATGATGGTATTATACAATGTCCTTTATATAGTAATGAAACTATTATAGACCAAATAATGTTAATACCTAAAACTGAAATATGTTAAAGAAAGTACTTACTAATTATGAAATTGGTAAACAAAAATAATATTATTAAAAATCAGGTTAATACAATAGAACAATATAAAGTTTTAAACTACTTAAAAGATACTTTTAATTCTGATTATATTGCTGTTTATTTAGTTGATAGATATACAATTAAAGTCATAGATACGAATAATGATATTGGCTATTTTAAATACAATAGTAAAACTAAAAATATAGATTTTATAGAAAACTATAATAAAAGTAAAGAAATGGAGAGATAAAAAATGAGAAAAATTATTACAAAGGATGAAACTAAAAATCTTAACAAATTTGGATTATTAAAACTTGACTATCTGAAAAAAAATAATAAAGTTTTATATCAAAGACTAATTATTGAAGACAAACTAAATACTTTTCTTTTTTCAGTCGGTAAAGAAGCAGAAGAAAAATTAAAATTCTTAATAAATGAACTTGCTGAAAAAGATAAAGATTTAAATGAGAATTTAAAGGAAGAAAACCAATTATTGTGGGTACAAAAGATGAATAATTATAAAAATATTGCAGAAGAAATTGTTTTAAAAGAACTTATATTTAATGAAAAAGTGTGA